GGTCGAGGTGCCGAACTCACCGGATGGGGCGCGCAACTTGACGGGTGCGGCGCCATCGGCGTACTTGTGCAACCGTGTGGTCTGGTTGACGGCATCATAGTAGATGTCCGGAGTGAAAAGGCAAAATTCGCCTTGAGAGAATGCCATGATGGCTCCTAGTTGAAGCGCGCCTTGAAAAGGTGCGCGATGTGTGGCACGATGTCATCCGCGGGAATCGTCGAGACGACGGCATCGAGGACGTCCTGACTCACGGTAGACGGATCTACCTTGTAGTGCAGTACGGCGGGGTTCGCCAATACTTGCGCGTCGACGTCGGACATGGGTCGCCCGAATGACAACGCGCGTGCCATGAGCGTCGGGTTGATACCGACATGCTTACGGCACTGCTCTTCCAAGATGCGCACGAGATCCCGAAAGATAGGCGTTCGCGCGTAGACTTGCGATCTAGCGAGATAACCCTCGGCCCACGCCACTGGACCGGATCTTCCGGCCGACGGGCGATCAATTGAGTCCTCGCGACAGAGCAAGTTTGCGAGGAACGTCACCGGATTTGGGAACACATCCATCCCGGCGCTAGTCTCAGTGAAAACACCGCCGAGATAAATCACCGGCACTTCCGGTTCAAGGATGGCATAGCGGGACTTGGCATTCCGCAGCGCATCAGCGAGCTGTGAGGTGTTCACGCCGAAGACAGCGTCATCCGCGGTGTCGAGTAGACACGCGCGTGGGTTCTTGCCCATCAGAAAGTGCTCGATGTCATAAGGCGAGGTGATCACCCCAACGTCGCGCATAACAAGCAAGTAATTCCACGTCATCCACAACTTCCCAAAGTCAGGATTGAACGCGATCCCGGACGGCAGACCAGGGTTATGGTTCAGGTCATGAGGGTTGAGAGGATCACCTCCGAAACACGGGTTGAAGGTAAGGGGCGTGTCACGCCACGGATTGGGTGAGCAGAAGGGCGCGCCGTACGCTCGCTTCATGACGGTGACCACGCGATCGTCAAGGTACTTCGGCACTTCACTGAAGAACGCGTCAGCAAACATCCGAGGGATCAGCTTGTCCATCGTCTTGACGTCTGAACCGACCACAAATTTGTAAGGTCTGAGCCGTTCAGCCTTGTCGGCGTCGCCACGCACCTTGTAAGTGAAGGCGAACCGATTCAAGTAGACGGACCGGAACTGCGCAACAAACGCGGTGAGCGCGTAGTTCACCGGGCCGTTAAGCCCGAAAACGTCCAGAAGCCGCATTGCGAAGTGGCCGTAAATGATCTTCCCCGCATGATCTCGTGCTGCCATATCGGCGTACG